GATGTCTTAGGGTCTCGTGGGCTCGGAGATGTGTATAAGAGACAGTCTTTGGATTGCTTAGGTAAAACTATTTTAGAATAGTCTACTCCTGATACATCTTTCATTCCACTATACAATTCCTTGTCATATTTTTGTTTAAAAACTTCAATTTCTTGTTCAAGAGTATCTAATTCTAATTTTAATTTTAAATATCTTTTGTAAAAATCTTCTTTTATTTCTTGCAATCCTTTGTCTTGCATTTTTTTTGTTCCTCCTCTAAATAAACACATTCTTTTATTTTTCTTTTGCAAAACCCATTATAGTAGCAATTTCCACAAATTTTACGAATTGGTTCGGTAGGAACAGGTTTTAAAATTTTTTTATTTTTATACATTTTCCCAAAATTATATTAACCCCTCTAAATTAGTTCTTATTTCTAAATACACTATCTGATGTTCTTTTGTTGCTTTTTCTAAAAATGCTTTTGTTTCTTCCCAAGAATCATAACTTCCTATTGTTAAGTAGGAATTATTTTCATAATTATACTTTTTAATAATATATTTTTTGCTCATTTTTCTTTTACCTCTTTAGAATCATTGCGAATTTTTTTCCTTTGATTTTAAAATTCCACAAACATTTAAATTATAATAAATTTTATTTCCACACCTAGGGCAATAATCTGTGTATGATTTGTAACCACAATTTGGACATGTTCCATCTTGTAATTGATTATTATCATTAATTTTAAAATTTGGATACGAACTAGATGATTTAGGTTTTAATTTTTCAATAATTTTCATTCTTCAATCTCCACTATTTCTTGTAAATCGTTTTCTAATTCTTTTATTTTCTCTTCACAAAATGCTTTTGTTCCGTCAACATCGTTTATATTTTCTTCTTTAAGATATTTTAATGTTGTTTTCGTTCCATCTAATACTTCTTTTGTCATACAAAATCTATATTGGTTTTCTTTTTTACGATATAAAGGACATTCCTTACTACATTCAAAAAATTTATCACATACTTTTTCTATTTCTTTTTCTGTTAAATCAGCTACTTTCTTTTTCATTCTTTACCACACTTCTTTTGTTTAATATATCTATAAACTTTCACAACATCCACCTCGATTTCTTGTCTCCTTTTTAGTATATTTAGTGTTTTTCAACATTCAAAATATACTTTTATAAATTTATTTTTTTCTTTAGTAGCAAAATATACATAGCCGTAATAATTACAGCCCGAATAATCCGTATGTTGCTCTACTAAAAAACTGTTATTTAAGTCGTCTCTATAACTCTTAATTTGATCGTCTGTTAATTCAACTAAATCAGCTTTTTCGAAATCGAACGATAAATCTAAACCCACCGCAACATCTATTTTTTTACTTAATCTGTCAATTAAATATTCGATTTCATCATAGTGTCGCATAATTTGTTCTGCTTCTTTATATATTTTCATTCTTTCACCTCCACATATCGCCAACTTTGAGGAGCTTTTTCGACAACATTTAAGCATACCCATTCAGTTTCACAGCCTTCTTGTCCATTTGTTGCTCTATAATATTCTTCTTCATCTTCACTCATATAAACATATCCCTTAGGACAAGAAGGACAATATTGCATTTTTGGACAAATACATGGCTTGTGAAAATAACTTAACTCTTTTGGCTTATCAAATATTTCTAAATTGTCTATGTACCAAGCGTAACCAACCTTTTCAGGACGATCTTTATAACCTAGATAATTATATAGTTCGTCTTCTGAAATATTTGCTTCTTCTGCAATACTTGTTCCACATTCAAGCTCATAATAATAATCATATCCAACACCATTATTTAGTCTTTCACAATATACTTCTTTAAGTGTATTCAAAGTGAATTTAGCAACAACTTTGCCGTTTAAAAATCCTTTTGGAACTAAACTATATTTATTATGTTGAGTTACCGCATATAACGTATCACCTTTATTAACGTAAGTTAGGTCATATAAATGATGATATTTAGGAGTATTTGAACAATACAAATACACATCTATAGGTAATTCGCATTTAGGCATTGTCTTTCGTATTTCAATAACTTTTTCTCTATTTAATATTTTTTCAAGCCATTGCGGTTGAATACTCATTAATATTGCTCGTTTCATAATTCCTCCAATTTATCAATTAATCCTTGTAAATGATTAAAAGGATTATCATCCTGTGGATCTTCAAAATCTTCTTTGTAATAGCAGTCATAACAATCGTGTATCCAATTTAAAGCGTTTTCTACTAAATCATCTTGAAAAATATCTTTAAGTTCAAATAACTTTTGAAAATCTTCTTTTAAATTGCAATCAAAATTTTTACCATACCTATTGCCTAAATAATAAGCATCATATTCATTTTTAATTTTATTTAACGCTTCTTGATAATTTTTTTTACTCATTATTTCAATTAATCCTCCGATACATAATAATAATTAAAACCATTACGCATACCACCAAAACATAAATTTCCTTGATCGAAAATTAATAACAATTCATCTTCAGTTATGTTTTGAGGCGATTTATAAAGCCTATATTCACCATGCAAATAACAAGCTTTTCTTGAATAGACAATATCATTTTCATCTAATTCTTCCTGTGTAGGATATCTAAAATCCCAATCACAAGTTTTTAATATTTTATATTTTTCCCTTAATTCTTTATAGATTTCCCTATTTATTTTACCTTTTTCCTTTTCGTTTTCGGTAAAAGCCCAACCGTTATATACTTTTTTTTCAATCATTATTTTTCTTCTCCTCACGTAATTTTTTTATTATATTTCCACCATATGAATCCTTAGTTATTTTTATAAATTCATCTACAGTATAAAATTTTTTCAAATCTAAATTATTTTCTCTAACAAAGTTATTTCTTCCAGCTGTACAACTACCTGTTAATATGTGATGCCACTTATAAAATTCTTCACCGATATATTTATCAAATCTATTAAATTGCTTATTAAACATTTCTATTTTTTCTTCGATGCCTAAATCATCAAAAATCTTTTCTTGTAAATCTGCCACTGCTTCTTTTAAAGTTTTTCCGTGAGCAAATTTATTGTTGCCTTTTGCAACAAAAATTTTTTCTAAAGTTAAATTTTTATTTAGAATAAAACCTTTTGCTACATTTCCATGAATGCTTGTTATAATTGTTGAAATGTTATCAATTATAAATACATAATGATTGTTATATTTAGAAATACCATTGCCATAGCCATAGCCAGAGCCATTGCCATCGCCAGAGCCATAGCCAGAGCCATTGCCATAGCCATAGCCAGAGCCATTGCCATCGCCAGAGCCAAAGCCAAAGCCAATGCCATCGCCAGAGCCAAAGCCAAAGCCAAAGCCATAGCCATAGCCAGAGCCAAAGCCAAAGCCAGAGCCATCGCCAGAGCCATAGCCAGAGCCATTGCCATTATCTACCTTTAACCATTCTTCTATCAGCTTCTTTTCCATTCTTTAACTTCCTCAATTGTTTTAGTTGCTTTTTCTGTGCAAGGTATAATTTCGATACAATCTAATATTGTAAGTTCTTTAACTGTCACAGTAAATTTGCAATTATCAGGCTTAGTTGTTCCGATTTTAGCGATTTCACTTAAAGAACAAGCTCCGTCCCAGTACCACAATCTGCGGCATTCACCTATTTTAACCTCTTGGCCATTTCTTTCTAAAAGTGTGCCAAAAAAGACTCCACTTCTGTCACCTCTAAAAATATATTTTTGATTTTCCATTTTCTTATTTTCCTTTCTTTTTATTTTTTAAAATTTTATGTACTGCTTTACTAATCTTGGCATTTTCTTCTACATCTTCATAGCTAATTATCATTGTTTTTATAGGGTTTACAATAAAGTGTTTTGCTCCACTAGGAATATCTTTGCAACTTCTTATTATTTCAATATAAGCATTTTCTTTTTTATTTCCATTTTCATCAAAAAGAGAATACAAACCTGATATATAATTTATGTTTTCTTTAGTTGAAATAACAATACTTATCCCAAACATTTTACTATCATCTTCAAATTGAAAGAATACAACATCTCCAACTTTTAATTCATTCCCTAAATCATCTTTTAATGGAGTTGCTTTACCAACTATTCCCAACTCTTTTTTTCCCTCAAAAGTATATTCAATTATTTTTTTCATATTTACTTTCCTTTCAATAAATTATTAAATATTGCCATCAATACATTGACAACAATGCTATTACCTGCTTGTTTGTAAAGTTGAAAATCACTATTCACTTTAGCAGCTTTTTCAAAATCTTTATCACTAAAACCCATTAATCTCCAACATTCTTTAGGTATCAATTTTCTATAGGAATTTCCAAATTTAACACATTTCGGACCAATAGAATCATGAGCACACAAAGTGTCACAATAATCTTTTTCTTGAATTCTTCTTTTATTTTGATCATAAGAACTTAATTTAATTCTATCAACTTGTTCAGCAGTAAGATAATATTTCTTATCAACTTCATAATCAAGCATATCTTTAAGTTTCAATTGAAGTTGAATAGGACTAGGAAAACAAAAAGAACTATATTCACCTAAAACAGAAACGCAAAACAATCTTTCCCGATTTTGCGGAATACCATAATCTTTTGAATTTAATACTTGATAAAAATTGTTGTATCCCAATTGTTCCATCGCTTCTAAATATGCATTGAAATTATGAATGTGCTTTTTAGATAATAGATTTTTAACATTTTCCCAAATAACATATTTAGGTTTTAGTTTTTCTATTATTCTAATATTTTCATACATTAAGGATGATCTTGTGCCACTTCCTTTGTCTCCACCTTTACCAAGCCCAGCAAGCGAAAAATCTTGGTAGGGACTTCCCGACATTATCAAATCAACTTCAATGTCTTTATCCCATTTTGTTATATCTTGTGGTTCAAAATTAGTTTTGTTAATAGCATTATAACTTGCAACTGCATATTTATCAATTTCAACATAGTCTGCTACTTCAAAATCAATACCTAACCTTTTTAAAACTGCAGTACATGCTCCAATGCCGCCAAACAATTCTAAAACTTTTAATTTTGTCGATATAAAGTCAAAAATTGTTGTTTGATTTTTCAACCGAAAATTAATTCTACGATATTCATCATATACTGGTTTCCAAATTCTTTCACATTGTCTTTTTTCTTCGGGCAAATATTTACCCATAATATCTAATTGTTCTTGTAAATCTAATGAATAAGGGCATCCTTTACAACCAGTTCTTTTAAAATTAAAAGGTGGATAATATAATTTACATAATTCAATATCATATTTTTCAATAAAGTAATTTTCAAAATCTGTAGAACAAACAAGTAAAGGGTGAAATTTAACAACTTTATCTTTTTTTGTAATTATGCAATTAATTAGATTTGCTCTTTGTCCACCTTCTTCGGCAAGCATTCCAGTCATTAAAATATGCTTTTTGTTTTCTTTTTCCCATTTATGGAAAATATCCTTTTTTAATCTATAACAACACTTATCAGATAACCTTAATTTAAAATTTCGTTCATATTGATATAGTAATTTTTTTGGACAAGCATAGCGAGATTTTCCAGACATTTCTTTATAATAAATATTAGATTTAGCTATACTTCCTTTTTGCCATTCACCAAGTTTTAATGAATGTTCTTTTGATTTAAATGGATATCCTTCAATTTCTAACATTTTCTTAATATTAACATTTGAATTGACAATTTGAATACGACTATCTTTTTGTTCAAGTTTTTTTACAAAATCAACAATATATTCATATTCGATACCTGTATTGATAAACAGACGTGGTATTTTATTACCTGGTAATGCTAAATCTAATAAATAATGCAAAACTGTGCTATCTTTCCCACCGCTAAAAGATAAATATGCATTATTTTCTAAATCGTATTGTTTGTTAATGGATTGAATTTTAGCAATTCTATCAATTTCTAATAATTCATAATCTGTCATACTTCATTCCCCCAACAATCCCAACCATTAACTGTTTGTCTTGCAAACAATTCTATTCTTGGTATATCACCAAACAAATCAACAATTCGATTTCTTACTTCATTTGGTTTTTTGCTATGTTCTTCGATTTTAGATAATATAACTTGTTGAACAGATCTACTTACTCTTTTTAAAGGGTTTCCTTTAACAGCTAACAAACAAATTTCATTATTTGCTCTTGTATAATAACCCATTCCAATAAAAGGTTTAGAATTCCTTTTATTTAATTTAACCCAAGAAAACCCACAAGTTTTATATGTAAATCCCCATTTCTTAATCAATTCTAATCCTTCTTCTAAACATGGATAAGTTACCCATAAGAAGAGAACACAATTATTTTCACACAATTTAGGAATGGGCAAATTTTGTATATCTGTCTTACTCATTGTCGGATAATGACTTTCTGCACTTCTACCATGTCCTTTATTTGACCATACTTTATATTGCCATGGCGGATCAGCATAAATGATTGAATATTTTTTGTTTGTGTTAAAAATATCAACCTTCATGTTTCCCTCTATGTTTTGCAAAATAAATATCTAAACTACTTGCTAAAAGTGGTTTTAAATGTTTTTCTCTGCAGAAGTTAATATAGTCTAACCATTCAAATTTTTTGTTCATATCATAATCCTAGCCTTTGCTCAATTGTTAAATCACCGATTAATGATCTTAATTTTTGATTTTCTTCATACAAATCATTAATTTTGTTTCTTGCTTTTGCAAGTTCATCTAATAAATCTTCGTTATAATCCGTAAATCCTAGCAGTATGTTTGGATTAGTTTCTAATTCTATACATAATTTTTCAAGATCATCAGTTCTTGGAAAATTTAAACCAAGTTCCCAACTGGACAAAGTTGATTGTGATACTCCTAATTTTTTTGCTAGAGCATCTTGTGAAAATTTTTTATTTTCTCTTAATTCTTTTAATAATTCTTTTTTCATTGTTCCTCCTCAAAACCAAATAATTTGTTTAAATTTTTTTCTATCGGTTTTTCTAAATTATCTAATCTTTCTAATCCATTTAAAATAGATTTTTTAAAGTAAGAAAATTTATCATCTATGTTATCTTGCCTTTTTTTAATTTCTGCAATTGTATATTTAATTGCAGATAATATTTTTCTATGATTATAATGTGTAGCAAGTTCTCCTAAAAAATAGTTATATTCTGCAATATCCAAATCATATAGTGAAATGAAATTGTTATCTATTAAAACAGTTGTATAATAATTTAAAATAGGAGATCCTACTTTTTTTTCTTTAATTGTTTGGTTATCTTTTATCCTATATTTATCTTTTTTATCTATCTTATTTTCTTTTTTATTTTGTGTATTATTGTCAACATTAACTAGATTATTGTCAACATTAACTAGATTATTGTCAACATTAATAAATTTAGACATAATTCGGGCAGATTCTGACATTGACGATTTTGTGCATTTTAATGCCTCTTGTTCTTCTTCTTGCGTTAAAAGCCAATATTTAGATTTGTCAATGTTCCTACGTCTGGCAGTTGATATCAACCATTGTTTTTCGATGCTGCTTGATGTAATAATGCCTTTTGCGACGAGGTTACTATCAATTAATTCGCACTCCGCTATTCGGTAAATTACTTCAATGACTCTATCTACTTTAGTAAGGTTTTGTCCCCTTATATCTCGAAAAATAAGCCTAGCAAGAGACTGTACGCTTATTTCGAGATAGTAACCTTCTTGGTACACTAAAGTCAGAATTCGCAGGTATACAACTATTCCTAGATAACCCACTTCCATTATTAATTCTTGGATTTTTGGGTCATCAAAAAATTTTACATCTAAAGGAAAATACGATAGACCTTTTTTAAATGGTCTAGCCATAACAACTCCTACAAATAATTTTTACCAAAGATTTTTATAAAATCATTTGTTGTTTTATTGTTTTTCTCAAGCCACACATTTTCAGCTAAATTTTTAAGTTCATTATCTAATTTTTTATTAAAATGAACTCCATTTTTTGTTCCAACATGATGATGAAAACATAACCATATTTTAAGTCCATGTTCTTCACTTAATTGTCGACAACCTTTGCCAAAAAAAATATGATGACATTGTAATTTTTTTTTAGTTTTGCAAATAAAACATTCTTTTTCGTTTTGTATAATACTATTCATATTTTGTTTGCCCCAATTCTCTTTGTATTTGATTTTCTAAAATTCTAATTTGTAATTTTAGACTATTTATATTCTCTTGATTAGCATTGTAAACAACTTCTGCGACATCTCTTTTAAAACGTAAATTAGCAACTTCTTTAATTCCATAAATGACTGTAGAAATCATAGATACAGGCATTTTAGAATCCCTTAATTTTAAAGCTTCTTGGGAAAGCAGAATTTTATAATTATATTCTGCTTCCGCAAGATTAGTTCCATTGCTTCTCAATAATAAAACAGATGCATTCAATTCTCGAATTTTAGTTTGTAATTCATTATATAATTCCATTCTTACCTCCTAAAAAGGAAGATCCAAATCTGAAATTTCAAATTTTTTTAAATCTGCCTGTTCCCTTTGCTGAACATTTTGTGGTTGTTGTTCTTTTTTAACTGTTTCTAACAATGTAATAGATTCCACAAGTAATTCGCTAACATAATGCTTATTTCCTAAATTATCATTATATGTTCTTGTTTGCCAACATCCTTGTAAAGCAATCTTTGTTCCTTTACAACAAAATCTATTTAATAATTCTGCTTGTGCTCCAAAAGCAACAATATTAACAAAATCACTTTCATATTCACCATCTTTGTTTTTAAATTTTCTTTTTACTGCAATAGTATTGTTATAAACACTACTTCCTGTTATTTCTATTTTTTTGTAATCTCCGTTTTTACAAAAATTACCTATTAAAATAACTAAATTCATTTTATCTTCCTTTCATGATATTCTTTTATCAAATCAAGCCCAAATTTGGCATTTATTGGAATTTCTACATATTTCCTTACATCATTTCGCAAGTATATTGCACGCAGGAATTTGGGCTCTTTTTCGTATGAATAAATAAAACCTAATCTGTATAAATTTAATTGATAGGTTAGATATTCTTTGTCAAGAACTGCTGTTCTTTTAATGTCTCCGATTCCTAGTTCTTCATTTTCTTCTAGAACTAAATCTAGTCGCCCGCAAATAAACAAATCTTCATAAGGTACAATAACTGGTAGTTCGTTTTCTAATGCTTTAAATTTATACTTATCTTTCAAAAAAAGATAATTTCTAAATTCTTTTAAATATTCACTTTCAAGTCCATATTTTTCAAAAACTTCAATTGCATTATGAAGTTCATTACCTTTTTTTGCAGCAGCTTTTAATACATTTTCATCGACATCTTTATACTTATTTGGAAATTTAAGTTTTATTAATTGCGTTACAGAAATACACTTTTTCCCATCGCAAAAATAAGAGTGAGTTTTATCATCATAAGTTAACTCATGATCTTTTATTACCCATTTTTCCATTATTTAATTTTTATCCTAATTGATGGCTTTACAAGATTTATATTTATATATTTGTTATATAAATCTTCATAATCTTTTTTAAAATTTTTACTATCAAAAGATTCTCTTGTTGTTGCTCCAACATAAGTAATAGATAGCAAATCGTTTTCTAATTTTAAAATGCCATTATCTTCCATTGATTTTAAAATAGCCTCTTTTAAGGCTTTTTCTTGTTCTTCGATCTTCTTTACTTGCTTTTCAAATTTAACAAGTTTCTTGACGATTTCTTCCGATAAATTTCCATCTTTTATAATTGATAATTCCATTATTTTATTACTCCTTTTTCACGCATTTTGTCTAAAATTACATTTGCTTGTTCTTCAGTCAATTCGTTTAGAGCATTGACTTTGCACAAATTGATTGCCCAATTTCTTATTGTTTCGTTTTGGGCAAGTAATATTTGCAATTGATGCTCATTAATCTTTTTTGGTACAGGTTTAAAATTTGGCAAATTGTATGGATTATTTGTATCATCAATATTTTTTGGTTCTTGTTTGATTTGAACCTTTTTTGTATTCATATTTTCATCAGGTGTTTCTTTTTCTGGATCATCCCCTGTAGCTACCATAAATGTGTTCGCCAAATAATACTTTAAAGCACCTGTATAAGCTTTATAACCTGCTTTATCTCCTTTATCTATCCCCTCTCCTGTTATACAAGTTTTTTCGTAAAAACCTGTTTCGCAATCAAATAAAGTAAATTCTAATCTTGGCATTCTGCCATTAGACTGTTTCGCACTTCCTTCAAATGTGTCATATGCTAACTCTGTAAATTTAAGTTCTAACCTTACTTTGCTAAAAAGTTCGGTAAAAAGTTTCTTGTACTGAGCTTCACTAAAGTATTTATAATTATCATATGTGTTAATCGAGTCTTTTTGTAAAACGCCTTTTTCAGCAAGCATTTGCCTTAAAGCATTTTTTTTGTTTTGTAATTTGGCATTTAATCCTAGCCACTCTTTTATTTCTAATTTTTCTAGCATTTAAATCACCTTTAAACACATTGCATGACGTGTTTCCCCATCAATTTCTATAGTTTTTACGAATGGAGCAATTGTCATTTTCATGCCATAAAACCGATTTGCAAAAGCAATAGCTTTAATCGCTTGATTTACTGCAGATGCTCCAACTACCAATATTTCAATCGGCTCTTTCTTGTAATTTTTGTGAATTACAAAACCTAAACTGGTTGGTTTTGTTTCTTTTGAACATTTAAGTTCCATTTTTTCTTTCCTCCTTTAATTTAAAAATTTTGCCTTCTTTTACTTCAATTACTCCTTCTTTGATTTTTTTCTCTAAAAATTCGTAAAAGAAATATCCCATACGATTTAAGGATTCTTCTTTAGAAATCTTGTATAATATTTCAATACCATTATAATTTTCTATTTCCATTTTTTCTTTCCTCCTTTTCATCATATGAGATTGTTTTTTTTATATGTAGCAAAGAGTTGAACTGTGTTCAATTAAGTTTAGCCAAAATACATACTTTTGGGAGAGGGAGCTTGGATAAACACTCTTTGCCAAGACCATTGAGCTAATATGCTCTAGGTTTCGTCTTAATTTGCAAAGACTCGTCAGTTGGCTTTTGTAAACAGACGCTAGGAATCTGTTTGAAGTGATAAAAAAGAAAGATGTTCCTTTCATTTGTTTTTATTTTCTGCCTAGCACAGTTGATATTTATTTTAGTCTCTTTTTAAGGAATATAGATATATATTAATTACTATTTTAGAGACAACTAATTTAAAAAAATATTTATATCAACTTTATAGTGTTCTGCCAAAATCAACAATTCACTAATTTTAAACTCTGTAGTACCTTTTAGTTTATGATACAAAGAAGTAACATGGATACCTAATAATTTTGCAATGTCTTGTTGTGTTTCTCCATGTTCAGCCATTAAACCTTTTAATTTTGCAATATTCATTTTTTTATTCCTCCTTTTTGTCACTATTATAGTAACAATGCAAAAGCATTATAACACATTATTAGTAACGTGTCAAGTGTTTAATCAATATTTTGTTGTTTTTTTTCATTCTTAATGTTATAATTTAGTAACAATTTATAGAAAGGTGTCACTAATATGTTGAAAAATAATATAAAATTGTTAAGAAAAGAAAAGAATATTACAATAAGAGATTTGGAGTCCAAAATACATATTAATAGGGCAACACTATCTAGAATGGAAAACGGAAAACAAAACATTAGCGATGAATATTTAAATTCGTTAGCAACTTTTTTTAATGTTTCAACTGATTATTTATTAGGAATATCTGATATTAGAAATCCAAAAGATGATATTAAAATAAAATCAGATCCTATCTACTTTTCATTATATGAAGAAGTAAAGGAACTAACAGATGAACAAAAAAAAGAAATATTAGAAATAGTAAAAAAGATTAATAATATGAGGAAATAATAATGACTTACAATATAGATTTTATTTATAAAGAAACTAACCTTCCAACTAGATATACTTTAGAAAAATGTTTAAATTCTTTACCTGAAAATTTTAGAATAATTATGAACGAGAATATTAAACATGATGTTTATGAAAGAAATCCTATTACAAAAAAATTGTTTGTAAATTATAAAAAACAATATATAGAAAAATTGTATGATTTCATAAATAATAATGAAATAGATTTATTTTTACAAATTATCCCATATATGATAGGTTGCTTTGATGAAACATCTTTGCATTTTATGCTTTTAAAATTAAATGATATTTATTATAAAAAACGAGATGATATTTATTTTTATAATAAAACTAAAGAAATATGTAAACAAGATATTATATTAATTGAAAAATTAGATATTAGAAATTTTTCTTGTCCTACAGTAAATAGACTAATAACAATATATGAAAAAGAAAAGAAAATTTTTGAAGCTATTCAAATTTGTAAACTAGCAATTGAAAGAAATCTTCAAAGTCATTTGATAAATGGTTTCGAAGGAAAATATGAAAAATTATCAAATAAATTAATAGAAATTTCTACAAATGTAATTGTATAAAAAGGAGGACGTTTTAAATGTCATAAAGATTTTTACTAAAAACATAAAATAATGATTTAATTTTCAAAATTTTTAGTAAGGGGGGAAGAAAATGAAAATTATTGAATTAGAATTGCAACAAGTTAAAGGACTAGTTTTTAAAATTGATAAAGAGAAATATATTGTAATAAATAAAAATTTATTAAATATAGAAAAAAAGGAAATAATAAAATGTCTTCATTCCCATATCAAATTGAATAAATTTGATTATATACTCATTGACAACAAAATTTTGATTAATGAGGATAAAAAAAATGAAAACAGCAATCTATATTAGAGTATCTACCCAAGAACAAGCAAAAGAAGGATATTCAATACCACATCAAAAAGAAAAACTATTTAAATATTGTCAAGCTATGAATTGGCAAGTGGTAGAAATATATGCAGACGAGGGGATATCAGGCTCTACAATTGAAAAAAGACCTGCAGCAATCAAAATGCTACAGGATGCAAAAAAAAGATTATTTGAGAATATATTAATTTTGAGAGTTGATAGACTCTGCAGAAATACAAAAGATTTATTAGAAATAGTTGAAACATTAAAAAAATATGATGTTAGTTTAAATGCAGTTGATCAACAAATTGATTATAAGACAAGCATTGGAAAAATGACATTAACTATTTTAGGAACATTTGCAGAATTTGAACACTCAACAATTCACGAAAGGACCATGGAAGGAAGAAAGCAAAAAGCAAAACAAGGTATAAAATCATTAGGAAGAAGAGTACCATTTGGATATAACTATATTAATGGTTGTTTTGTCGCAAATTCTGATGCAAAGATTGTAAAACTTATTTTTGAAAAAGTTGCAGATGGATATGGATTTAATCAAACAGCAACTTTTTTAAGAAATAATAATATTCCAACAATAGATAAATTGGATTGGAACAGATTACACATCAAAAGAATTATTAACAATAAAATTTATATGGGACATTGCGTACTAAAACTTAATATGACAGAAGTCGTTGATACAATTGCTACAAACGTGGAACCAATTATTGACGAAAAATTATTTATTCAAGCACAAAAAACAATATCATACAGAACAAAAGGAGTTTTTAGCAAATATGCTTATGATGATTTTATTTTTTCTGATGTCTTATATTGTTCTTGTTGTGGTTGGAAAATGTCACCTAAAAAAACAAAGAGAACAGATCCTAAAATAAATGAAGCAAAACTAGAAGATAGAATTTATAGGTATTATAAATGTATTTATAACATGAGTCATCCGACAAAACAAACATGTTTAAATACTAAAATTTTAAACGCCGAAAAATTTGAAAAACATTTTTTATTATATATGGATTATTTTATTATTGAATTAAAAAAACCTCTAAAATTACAAAAAAAAATTACTTCTTCTCCCACAAATAAAGATTTTTTAGAAAAACAAATAAAAGAATTAACACAAAAAAAATCAAAACTTTTAGATAAATATTTAGCTGGAATAATTGATGATAGTTCTTATATCGCCAAAAATGATGAATTAATTGAAGAAATTAAAAGTTTAGAAAATAAATTAAATTTTAAAGAGGAATTATTAGATAAAGAAAATAAAGAAATTAATGTTGATTTTTTAAACGGATTAAAATTTGTATTCAGTGACTTATGGTCAATAATGAGTAATCATGAAAAAAGAAATTTTATAACACAAACTTTTGAAAAAATTGAAGTAAATCAAGGTAAAATTGTAAAAATTATATTAAGGTAGTTTTCTACCTTTTTTTATTTTAGTTTCACAAGAGAACATCTGCGATACTAAAAAATAAATTATTTTTCCTTATTATATGTATTATTGTTTATTTTTTTATAACTTTTATTATCTTTTTGGTTGACTAGTCAACCAAGATATAGTATAATGTTAGTGTAAAAAATAAATAGCCCAAGTGGCTTTAAAAAAGGAGAAAAAAATGACGGATTCACAAAAAAATTTTTTCGGAGAAAATAATTTGGAAACAAGTAACAAACGTTTCCAAATTAAAAATCATGTAATTAATAATGACAATATTTTATTAATTACAAATAATATACAATATTTCCAAAATAAAGGATGTTATGTTCTTTGGATAGGAAATGAAAAAATTGTATATTTAAAAGAATGGCAAGTAATGCCAGTATACAATTTTGAAACAATTGGTTATGCTTATATCGTAAAGCTTAATAGAAATTATTTCAAAAGTTATAATTGTTTCAAAAGCGATCGATTCTTTTTTGAAAAAGAAGAAACTTTTGATACATTACTTGATGTCGCTAAACAACAAACAGGAAACAACCTGTGGTTTAAAAAAAGTTATTGTTAAAAGGAGACTATGTAATGAGAGAAAAAAATCGAGTTCTATATCTTGTAAATGAAATGTTACAAGACATTTCTTCTTTTATCCCACTAGATTCAAAAGTGGTCATAATTTATAATAATAAAAAAGAAATTGAGGATTATGACTACCCAGAATTTGATGGGAAAGATATTGATGGAGAATGCCATACTCCATATATCTTAAATGAATATGAAGAAGGAGAAGAAACAACTTTAAAAAAAGCTTTCTTTTACTTTCTTTCATTTTTAAATCCTAATTTAGCACACGATTCTATTGTTTTATTAGGAATAAGACTTGCTAATGGGTTTACACAAGTAGAAATGGCTAAACAATTGGGTATTTCTAAACAAGCCTATGGCAAAATGGAAAACAGTGAATCTAAAGTGTCTAAAAATGTTAGAGAAAAAGCTTGTTTAATAAAAAATAATTTGTTAGATAATTTAAATTTTGAATTATCAGACTTTGGCATTTAAAAAAGGCGAGTAGAAAACTACTCGCTTTTTATTTTACCCAAAACAAACATTTTATTAAAAAAAATATTTAATATTTTCTGCTTTTCCAAAAATGCTTGCTTTTTGTGAACAGAAATAATTTTTTTTCCTTCTGAAAACCCATTGTAAACATTCAATGTAACTACAAAAATTCTCCAAACTAATTCGTAGATGACAATCCATCCACTTCTTACGATATCTGGTCTAATTGCTGATAAGCATAATGTTAAAATCAAAGATACAATAATTTTTATCAAAGCATCTTTTGATATAACTTTTCTTTCTTCAATTGCTCCAATTTTTTTTCCATAATAATATTCTGTTTCCGCAACAAAAGAATGAAGATCGATTTGTTGAGTTTTAATTTTAATTGATGTAATATCAAAATCATTATTTGGCTGTTCAATTTTTTTTCCTATATTTTCTGCTTCATAAAAATTTAGCCATTCAATGCACTTAATTTTATTTTCTGTAAGTTTTTCTCTTTTTATAACATCTTTTTCTTTATAAAGTCGCTTATTTATTTTTTCGACATAAGCTTCACAACGATATTTTAAATTTTCTATGTTCAAAGTTTCATTTAAATCATTTGTTAAAAAAGTTTTATCAATTGTTCTAAATTGCTCATTTACTTCATTTACTAAAGTAATTACATCATTATTTTTGTTTTCTTGTATTTTGCCGATTTTTATCATAGAAAAATAAGCAACCATAACAGTTGTTTGTGTAATTATTATATTGATCCAAAATGTAGGATTTGAAATTTTTTCTTCTGTAAAATTTATTGTCAAAATAGAAAAAATAAAAATAATAAGAAAATCTGCAAATATAATTAATCCATGAATAAGATAAGTTAATTTCTCTTTTTTCATTATTCCATCTCTTTTCTTTCTTTTACAAGTTCTTGTTTTCTTGTTTCAACATCTACTTCTTTTTTAGCAATTTTATTTATTTCTAAATCATATAAATATTTCTTATTAATGGCAGAATCTATCACTTGTAAAATTAATCCTATTACAAGACTAAAAATAATTAACCAAATACTTTTTGCAATATTAATAGTAGGTAATTTATTTATTAAATCTTGTATCAATTGAACAAATGAAGCTAATATTGTGACAGGAATTAAAGATGCTAATCCTCCTAAAAAAGTTTTAAAAGCACCTGGTTTTATATCTAAAATTTTCTTTTTAAAATGTTTTGCCAAAAAAGTTAAATAAATAATTCCAACTATACACCAAGAAAGTGATAAAACTTGTTTACTTTCAACTTCGATTTTTTTTAAAACAAATAAATTTTCAAAAATTAAAATTGTAGGAAAAATATATAAAAAAATAAATCCGATAAAATACAAAATTCTTTTTTTGCAATAATATTTAAAATTATTTAATTCGCTTAATTTCTCTTTTTTCATTGTCTTTTTCCTCTTTTACAGCGTTTGAAATTGGTATTTGCCCATCTTTTTTATTTTCATCTTCTGTGATAGAGCCATCAATAATATTATTTGCTGCATCTTCAACAATTTTTAATGTTTCTTCGACAAGTTTTTTTGCTGATGCATTTAAATTTGAATTGTTAAAAGCAATTGTCATTGCTTCACTTTGTTTTTTTAAAATGTCAGTAATTTTCTCAATTGTTTTTTCTGCTTCAATATATTTTGTGGATAAATTGTTTACTATTACTTCTGCATTTGTAGCATATTTTTGATATTCGTCTTTTACAATTTGCAATAATGTTTGTTTATTTTGAATTTTTTTATTTAATTTTTTATTAGTAATTTTTGAAACTATTCCTTGAACAGGGATATATAATGCTCCTATTAAAGAAATGACATATGCGACTTTCTCGCTAGTTATAAATTCGATTATTGTTTCTAAAATTTGTGACATTTTGACCTCCTACATAAATTTAGAATCATCAATAAATACTGCTAATTTAATTACTGCTTGTTTTAATGTATTTAATTGTTCTTCTAATTCTTTATTTTTTTTATATAAATCTTCTATTACTTCTTCTAATTTTTGATTTTTATATTTTATTTTTTCAAGTTTTTCAAATTCTATTTTCTTGTTATCTTTGAGAACTAACAAACTTCCTTCAGAACATTTATTTTTTGATTTTATTAAATCATCTTTTATTGTGTCAAGTATTCTTTTTTCATAATTCATTTTTTTCTCCTTAAAAAAACCTAGGTTAATTCCTAGGTTAGTTATTCTACTTTCCAAACGATATCTACAATTTCATTTCTACAATCCCATATGTCATATAATACTCCATCAATTCCACAAGTCAAATGTCCTTGAACTCGTATTATAAAAGTTCCTTTAGGATTAAGATTTAAAAATTCTTCTATCGTCATGCCTTGATAACTTTCGTATCTTTCTAATTCATAAACATTATCAAGTAAATGTTTATAGCAACATACACACAATTCTTCACAATCAAATAAATCTCCAATCAATTCTAATTTGTGTTGAATCGTATAATAATCTTCATCTAATCCAAGCGATATTGCTCTACAGACACAATCTTCTTCTTTGCGACCAAGTGGTTGCAAATTTAAGAACTTATACTTCATCTAGTCCTTTTCCTAAGACTACATAGTTCAAATATGCATATACTTTTTCACTTGGATTCAATTCTATATCATCATCTTCTAAAAATTGCTTTGCTAAAGTTAGATAAACGTGTGGATCATTACCAATAGTTTTATAGCGAGTCACCATAGCAAGATATACTGCATAAAATTCTTCTTCAGAATATTCTTCAAAGTTCACTCCCATTTGTTTGGCTTTGTTTAATACTTCTTGTTTAGATAGTTGAAATCTATCTTTATTTTTCATTTTTTTAATCCATTCTTCAAGCTCTTTCTTGTATTCTTGCTTTGGATCTTCTGAAGCATAATCATTATACCCTTGACCATAATTTTCATAGCGATAATCATTGCGACCATCACTGCCATAGTAATCTTCTCTATCTCTATATGTCATTTCCCCAAAAATTTCATATTCCATAGGTCGACGATATTCTCTAGGTCGTTCAAAACCATAATGACCATCGCTTGCTCTATCGTTGGCATCATATCTGCTATCGTATCGAGAATCATATTCTGAACGATAGTCTCTACTATCCATTGCTCTATCTCGCCCCCGCCTTGATGACGTTACATAGCCACCCCTTGAGCCATATGGATTTCTTCCATCCATACCACTTGCACGATCTCGTCCACGTCCTCTACGACCACGACGACCATCCATTTCTTGCTTTAAGAATCTATTTCTTTCCATAGTCAATACCCCCTATAGCACTTTTTCAACATTAACAACTAAATTGCTAATTGTTGCACCTACTCCTGTATTTACTACAGTGATAGTTTTTGCTAAAGTCGTTTCGCATCCTAAAATGCAAGTATTGTCTACTAAAAAGTAATAATCAAGTGTTAAATTTCTTAATTCAGTGGTTGCTGTAGTGATGGACTCAGTTGCTAAAGCACCAGGTATTAAAAATCCATTTTCTACTAATTGTAACGTTACATCTCCAGCTGCTGTTCCTGCAACATTAGCTGTTAATGTAAGATGATAAATCCCTTTTTGATTTAAAGCTATACTATTGCCATCAAAAGTAAACGTAGTTACTCCGCAATTCTTTTTGCAGTATTTGCGGTAAACTGCCCCCAAATTTACAATACCATTTGTCAAGACTGTTTGACTAGCGGTATTTTTTGCCCCCAATAATAACATTTTTTATATACTCCTTTCAAATAATAAAGAGCATAGAATCAACTATGCTCTTAATGAGGATAATTAATCCTTTTCTCTCAACTATTGAATTGTGGATGCACAGCAATTACCTTGATTGTATGATACACCTAATGGATTACCATAGCAACAATTAGGATTTGGCACAACATATGCAGGAACTGGACAATCTTTGCCAAGTCTACGTATTAATTCAGCCGTTTGTGCTTCTTGATTAGCTGCAATATAAGCATTTTGTGCTTGTTGTGATGCAGCGAATTGTAATGCGTTAACTTGTTGAGTTAATGCTGCAATACGTTCATTCTTAGCTTCAATTTTGTTAGCAACTAACTCTTCATGAATTGCACGATAATTTGCATTTTGATTTTCAATTAAATCGCGCGTATTCATATTCATTGTGTTTTGTAAAGCACAAGTTGATTGAGCTAAATTGTAATTTACACCATCAATTGCACGCTGAGTTTGGCAACAACAATCTTGCAATCTATAACCTAAATCAGTAATTGCGGAACGTGTTTCATAACCATTTTGCATAATTGCTGTATTAACACCACTAAAGCCTTGACATAATGTTTGTTGAATGCCAGCTTGACCAAGTTTTAAGTCATTCAATGATCCTAAAACAGCACTATTATTAAATCCAGCTGCTATATCTGCTTGTGTAGCCATTTTACCAAGTTCATAACCTACTACTTCACCATTTCCACCATTTCCGCCACCAAAGCCATAGCCACCACGACCCCAACCAAACAATAAGGCAATTAATATAATTCCCCACCATCCATCTGAGAATCCGTTGCCAAAGCCATTGCTATTATTTCCTGAAACAACTGTTGGAATTTCACCTTCAAAATAAGCCATATTTTTTCTCCTTAAAATTAAATTTATATTAAGGTTGCATGTCGACCTACAACTTAATACCCATTTGATTTAACATTTGAAGCATAGGTTGTAAGTTAAGATTATTTTGTTTAGCGAATTGTTGTACATATTGTTGAGGTGACATCCCACTTTGTTGCATTTGATTGTTTGCAACTTGAATTTGATTAAGCATTTGTTGCATTTGTGGATTCTTCATTGCCATTTGCCGAATTTGTTGCATAATTTGTTGTGGATTTTTACCCATTTGCATCATTTGACTAAATATTGTCATTGGATTATTGTTCATCTTTAGAACCTCCTACTTGTTGATTTTTTGCAAGCAATTCAGAAATTCTATTAACTTCCAATTTTAATGCTTCAAAATCTGATTTTTTAGCATAATCCTCATTTTTATCTAGTTTAACCAAATCATATGTTTCAAGAGTATACCTTCCTTGTTGATCTGCTCTTTTTTCATACAAAAAAGTACTATTATTATCTTTTAAATAAGCAGTTTGATTTGGTTGCAAAATATAAGCCTTTGCGTCATCAATACCATTTACAAAAGAAAAAATTATGTTAGGTCTTGCTTGCTGATATTGATTTTGATAATTTGGATAAAAATTATTCCCATAAGGATTACCATAAAAATTAGATTGCATAGTTTTACTCCTTCATTTTTAAAAATCTATACAACAAAATTATAAAATGTAATCTTTTTTTAAACAATGACGCTTTTATGACAATTTAATGACATCAATAAATTTTTTTATTCTTCTGTTTACTGTTCTTGTTGAAATATTTAAAATATCGGCTACTTCTTCACAAGTATTTCGAGTATATAAAAAAATTGTCTCACTTAAATAAAAAACTCCTTTCTTAATACACAATTTTTCAATATAATTTTCATCAATATGACCATCTAAAATTTTTAGTATTTCCCCCCTAAAATTTTTCATTTTACCCCCAAAATTAATTAATTGCTATAAAAAAACCCAAAATCACTGCATAACTGTAGATTAAGTTTGTTACAATTAATAACAAAAAGTACAATAATTTTGGTTTTTTAATTTTTAAAAAAATAAAAAGCAAAAGACAAGGAACAATAATTATTTTGACAATTCCTAGCAAAAAAGGTTTATCTAACAATTGTTCCATTAACAAATTTGCTTCTTTAAAATTATTTAAATTATTTAAAGTCAATAAATAATCTACAAAATTAAGTATTAACAACAACAATATTAATTTTTTTATTAATAATTTTAATTTAAAATTTTTATTTTTCATATTATTCATTTGAATCTATAACATATAGTAATTCACTGCTATTTAGTGTTGCTCCAGTAACAACTCCACTAGTACTAGTAAAGGTAAAACCTAAATAAGAAAAACTATTGCCACCACTACTTGATAAATTATGGTCAGTTCCACTAGGTCTGCATATTACCATTTGTTTATTCGGTGTTGGTATAGCTGTTACTTTTATAACTTTATTAGTAGAATTCATTGAAAACATAACATATATGTCTCTAGTTGTTGAATTTGTTGTACTACTGCTACTACTATCTTTATATTTTATTGTAACATTATGTTTATAAATAAATAGTTTATTATCATATAAACTATCCATTGTTCCCGCATATTCTAAATATAATTTTGAACTTGAATTATAATATGAAAAAGTTACATTAGGATCTGTAAAACTTGATGAATTTATAATATTGCTAACTTGAATAGGGTATTCATCAAAAGGAGTATCATCAGTTATTGTCCCCTCTTTCGCTTCATTAATTACATTTTTTAAAGCTGCTTTAGTATCTAAAATTTTTTGTAATTTTTGCGCAGTTGTTCCCATTTTAAATTACCTCACCATTGATAGTATCTAAAATACTATTAATATCTCCAATTGTTGAGTTAAATTCGCTTTGTGTTACAATATCCACATTTGTTTTTAACCAAGTTCCGTCAGCTAAATTTACTTCTATTTTGTAAACAATATTCCCTTTAAAATTACCAAACGTTCTTGTACCTGCAGTTTCACCTAAAATTGTATAAGCATCATTAGTTGAATCTTCGTTTGCTTGATAAATAATAGTGTTTGGATCGTTTTGTAAATTTGTTAAATCATCTCCTGAAAATGTTCCACTTTCCAAAGATGCGTTTGTTATATAAACAGTTGGGACAACATAGCCAAAAGATAATCCATCCATATAAGTTTTTAACCCTTTTGGAGTGATTGCTTTGACATCGTTTGTTCCAGTTGTTATTTCTTCATCTGTAGCGGGATTAATAGTAAATCCTTGATATGTTATTGTAAATGTATCTGGGCTATAACGAAAAGTATAATTACCATTAAATTTTGATATTGTGCCATTATCATAAAATCTAATAGTAACTCCATATTTTGTATAAAGAATGGGATCATTGGCATTTATAAGCAAAGTATCATCTTTAATTAATATTAATTGATATTTATAATCTGTAAAATCTGTTGATTGCTGTATACCAACAAAGCACATATATCTTTTTTTGGTACTATTTGAATCAATAACTACTATTTTTTCTGGTTGATTATTTTTTAAAAAATTTAAAACCTTTGAATCTGTTGTAACATCGTCATAATTAACTATATAAACATCGTTTTCATCAACAACTGTTTGAATGAGTGGTGATAAATCTATACTTTTTTCAATTAAAGAATCTTCATTTGATAAACCGATTATCAAATTCATATTGCTAGTTCTTATATTTAAGCTTTCAGCAAGTGCATATTCTTTTAATTCTACTAAAACTTGTAAATTAGGTTTAACAACAATATTTAAATGTATATAACCATACAAAAAACTTTTAAAATCAATTTCATTAATTTCTCCATTATTATACAAAACATTTTTCTTTTCACCTATAGCAACAACATAAGAAGTTTCGGAAATCGGTATAGTAGCTTTTAATTTTACATTTTGATTATTTTTTATTATTAACCATTGCTCATCAGTAATAGTACCAATAGCACTATTATTGTCCATATGTGTAAAAATAGGTTCAATAATTTGTTCTAAATCTAATATTTTTGTTTTAAAAGCATCAACTGTTTGTTTAATATTTGTTTTTGTTCCATCTCCATTATCAAAATTTTTAGCTGTATCAACAATTAAAGAGCCATCTAACAACATTTCTTGAAAACTTGCAAAAGTTGTTGTTAAGACATATTTACCCGATGTGGTTTCCCGCCAAAAACCTTGCATTGTTTCATCTTCGCCAGAATTGTCCCATACATACATGATCATTTGACTTCCAACATTTACAAATGCATAATCTCCAGATTTTGCTGTAGGATATGTTTCAACTAATTCTTCATAACTTATAAAATCTCCTTTATAATGATCACTTCCACCTCCGCCAAAAATACTTTTCATATTTTCAACAGAAATTCTATATGCTTGATTTCCACTATTTAAGACAAAATAATCGTTTTCTGCAAGATTATTAGCAATAGCTATGTCGTTGAATATTTTATTTAGTTTATTTCCGTTTAGATTTTGAACTTCGGAAAACAAAACATTAATGTTTTGTTGAAGTTGAAATGTATTTTTATCTGTATAATCTTTTGCCTCATTCGCATTTTGTTCTATTGTCTGTTCTAATTCAATATCTTTTTGTTGTAAATTAGAAATATTATTGTTACTTAAATTTATGCTCTCGGAAATATCTTCTAATTTTTCTGAAACTAATGTTTGGTTTTCATTTGAAATAGGAACTTGATCTGCTCTTACTTTATGTGGATTTCCATAATCGGCTTTATGATTATTAATATCAATTTGTGCTTTCTCGACAATTTCTAATCCTTCTTGATAAAATTCTTCCTCTGTTTTTGTTTCTAAATTTGGCTTAATATTTTTCCTAATATAAAGGCAAAAATAAGGAGTGGCTAAAGTTTTTGTTCCATCCTTTATTAATGCTGATATCTGCAATTGGCCTGCTATATCCAAAATTCTGTCGTCTTCTTTGAATTGATATTCATAAAGTTTGGTTAATACTTCTACATCTGCCCCACTTGCAGGGTCTAAAACTGTTATAAGTTCCATTTGTCTATTAGAAATAACAAAGCCATCTGCTCTTTTAAAAGACAATTGCACTAAACTAGAACCAATACTATCTGGAACATACATTTGTATTGAATTTACTTCATCAGCATTAGATACTAGAAAAGCAGTATCTTCAAAATCTTTAATACTTCCATTTTCAGCAATTATTACTTTTGCTAAATTATTTATCATTTAATTTCTCCTTTCTAAAAAATAAAAGAGCCAATTAATTTGACTCTTCTTCGTACGGGTCTATTCCCATTACTCCAGTTCTTACTGGTGTCCCATCTTCTGTTGCTAAATAAATTTTAAAAGATGATAAACCAGTTTGTTTTTCAAAATAGTTTTTAATCATAATTGGTTTATCATTTAATAATAATACAATAGATTTATAACTGTTTTCTACACTTGTAAAATCAACTGAAATATAATTATTCTCTTCATCAAATTCTGAAACGCTAACAGAGCCTATTTCTGCCACATATTCGCTAGGTAAATTATCATACTTTCCAATATTAATATTGAATAATCTTATAGAATAAGTAGGATTTTCAACTCCATTTAAAAGATATTCTACATATTCTTCTCGAACTATAGTATTGTTTACACCTCGATAATTGATTTGAAAAGTAAAATTAAAGATTTCGTAAGGATCTTTGCTAAATTTAGAAAATTCTAATATTATTTTGTCCTCACTAGGAATAGAATCTATAATAGGATAATTTTTAACATCTTGTATACTAGCATTGAATAATATTACTTTATTATTAACATTATCTTTTATATAACCATTTTCATCAGTATAATTATATGGTATTATTATTCCATTTGTGTCATTTACCTCATCCCATATTATGTTACTTATAGCTTTTTGGTTAAAAATTATATTATTGCTAATTAAACTAAATGTTGTGTCTCCTAAAAGTTTATATTCAGTATTATTGCTATAAAATTGATTATAAAACATATAATTTCTAAATTTATTATTTAAAAGCAATTTTTTTATATTAATTTTATTTGTTTTTGACAAATTATCTTGAATACTAAAAAATATTTTATATATTTTTAATGTTAGTCTAGATACAATTTCTTCATTAGGTATAGAATTAACTTGTAATTCAGTATTAGCAGAAATATATTCTCTTCTCTTTGCTCTTTCTAAACAAAGTTGAGCATCTACATTTACAAATTTATTTTTTTGTTCTATTGTAATACTATCTACCAAATATCTTTTATTTCCATCTTTAATAATTGATCCTGGCATTGGGATTTCACTCCAAGAATAAAATACTCCACTTTTTATCATAGAACCGTATGACATATTATCAATATAGGTTTGCAAAACTCTACCAATTCTATTCGGATCTACTTGTTGCGAAGTTTGATTATAATTGGTTGTATCATCATATTTAGAATTGTTGGAAATAATTAATGGCATTAAAGACAAAATAGACTTATATTCAATATAAAAGTTTAAATTGCTATAATTTATATTAACAACGTTAATATGCCCTGTAGGATAATTAGTTGGGTTGTTTATTACTCCACCTAAATCTGACCACAAAAAATCATTTGATTTGCTACTTTTAAAAATCACATCATTTTCTATCCATATTTTTGACAAATCATTTAGATAAATTATGCCATCATTAGTATAATAAATATACATTATATTTTTATTTGTTTTTTCTTCTTGACTTAAAATTTCATAATCATCAAATTTTAGTATTTTAACTAATATTTCTCTTTGTTTTACATTTATAATATTTGTTGCTGTTGGTGTTCCTGTATAATAAATTAAATTAACATTATTATATAAAAAGAAATAATTATTATAATCAATAGAATCGGTATTATATTCGTAACCATATAATCTAACATCTAATAAATTTGAAATATTATTATTTGTTTTGATTCCAATATTTTCTAAAGTTATTTTATAACTTCCATCTATATTTCCTATTTTTCTGCTTCCTAAAGAAGGAAACCTAGTTAATCCAATATTTACATTTTTAACTTCACAATATACATTTTTAGCTAGCCCTTCTCCTATTTCTGTTACAAAGTCTTTAGGATTTGAAAAAATAGATATATCATACTCTTTACCATTTAATCCATCTAATTTTTGAAATTTCAAAATCCATTTTTTAGTTGTTTCATTAAAATCTAAATAAGGTATGCAATCAATGGTTCTAGCAATTTCAAATGCTACTAAATATAAGGTAGTTGAAACATATGTAAGTTTAGGATTATTATAATTTATATTTGGTATTTCAACTTCTGCATCAAAATTTGCTATATCAAATAATCTTTTAATTATTTGTTCCAATGTATAACTATTTTCTGCAAATGCACAAGGCTCAACTTTAAAACCTCTTAATAAATCAATCGGTTCAACTAATGTTAAAGTATTTAACCGTTGCATTTGTTGTGTCCAAATATTAGGATATTGCATTTTAGCACTTTTACTGTCTTTAACTATCCAATATTTTATAATTTCATCATTATTAATTTTAATAATAGAATCAACTGGTATATGATATTTTTCTGGTGCAAAAAAACTAAATTCTGCAACATCTAAAGCTTCATCAATGCCAAAAGTATAATTTTGTGGAAATGTCTGTGCTATACTTTTGTCTTCATTTAATTCAGGTATTTCAACCCACTCTAAATTTTTATTTAAATAATATTTTGTTGTCATTTGACTTTTTAACCTTTCTATGGTAAAATTTTATTGATTTGGAGGATTTATTATGAAAAAAGAAAAAATTAAAAACATTTTAATAATATCAAGCATATTTTTTTATTTTTATTCTTTAATAATTTTTGGATTAATTACTAGCAACTACGATTCATTTAACTCAATTGATATTAATTATTTTAAAAATTTACTTTTAAATTTTGTACCTTATGTTTTTTTAGGAACAATATTTTTATTAATTAATAGAAATATATAAAAATTATTGTCTAATATTATAAATTTCTCTACCCATCCAATCGGTAGTAACTTGAATTTGACCACTTCCTAAAAATACACGACCATTTAATATTTGGTTGTATTTTATTTGATTGTTAACCTCTGCTTCTTGTCGCAGTTGGTTAACTTTTTTTATTGCTTCGCTAGCCAAATCAATTGCCATACTTGCTAAGGCTGTTACATCTCCACTCAAAACTCTTATACCTAATGTCCCATATTTAACGGTATCACCTATTGCTTTTGAAACTTGTGTATTTCCTGTTGCTGCAATCAATTTTTGACCGCTTTGAATTAAAAAACCTGCTGAAATTGCTTGACCTGTAACTTCTGTTCTTGTTAATGTTCCTGTTGCATTATTTCGTATTGGTTGATTAACATTAGTTCCCTTATTTGCTTGAAGTTCAATAACAACAGGTATTCTAATTTCTGTATTATTTGCTGGCATTAATCAACCACCCCCAACACAATTGTATAAATTTCAACACCATTTTGTTCAATTAAAACTTTATTGTTAAAAACGACATTAATTGTTTCATCTTCTCCTTTTTGAAATTTAAAAATTTTTCCTGCTAAATTAATTGTTTTTAAATAATTACAAAAAGTATTATTTGAATTATAAAAACTAATTGTAATAGTTCTTGTTAATCCATTATAACTTTGTACTCCTTCATCGCTTGTGCCATCACTTAATTGAAAATTATAAAGTGTGTTGTCTTGAAAATTTTGTATTCCCTCAATTTTAACTTTTTCTTCTTCAAAATATATAAATTTATCAACAATTATTGGTAAATTGGAATAAAACACATTACCAACTATTTGGCATATACTTGTGTATATGCTTTCATTTCCTACATTTTCAATATTTGGAGAACCTATAGTATAAGGTGTGTTAAGACCAAGTTTGTAAGAAATACTATCATCTGTAGTAAAAATTTTGCCATTTATATTATTTACATAATCATTTAATTTGGCAAGTATTTCTTGTTGATAGATACTTTCATACTTTAAAGTGATTGTTGTCACTATGTTGGTGGCAAGAACATTTTCTACTCCAGATGTAGTTCCTTGCCCCGTCTTAATTACTGCTAAAATATCGCCTTTTCTATAGTTCTTGAATGTTAAGTCATTTGTAACAAAAACTTTGAAATTTGAGCCTAAAATCGCCTCTAAATTCGTTTTAAAAATCATTTTAAAATGTTGTTCAAATGTCAAAATCTATCACTCCTTTTTCTCTATAAATTATTGTTTCAATTAATAGCAAGTCTAATTGTTGTTGATATTTACTGATTTCTTGTTCAGTATAAATTCCTTGAAAAATACCAACAATTACTGTCCTTACTGATTCAATTGCTTTTTGTATCCAATTTTCATTTGGATTTGTAGCACCTTTCCAATGTGGACTAACCCATGGCTCATTTGTATAAACAGCATATGGTGCGAGTTCTCCACCAATTACTACTTGCCAAACACCATCTTCATATACAGATTTAATTGCATTTATTGACAAATTCCCTGTATCTTTTGGTGCATAAATTCTACAAGCTGTCTCTAATATTAATGCACATATTTCAGTTTTTTTTAATAAATCCATTATTCTACACCAATAAAATAAATTTTACTGTTGCCAATTTGTTTAGGTGATTCTTCAACATATTTAACAATTCTACTTTGTTTATTAAATAAAATGTCAATTCTGTCATCTACTTCGATTCTAGATGCATTATTATCAAGTAAAGTTGTTCTAGTCGTAAATACTGCAGTAAATTTACCACTTTTTAATCCTTCGGCAATTCCAATTGATTCACTTCTTGCATTACTATTTAATACAACTTTTAATGGATACCATTCTTCTAAATGCCCAATAATTTGTCCATCTTCACTCACAATTTTTTTTCTTAATCTTGCATTTGGAATCAACAGCCTAAACCTCTAAAGCAAAATCCATTTGCTTTCAATTTTATTTGAACAGTAGGAGAAATATATCTACTTGTAAGTTCAATTATTGGAATTGACATGCCTGTTGTTAAATCAATTCCACTTACAACAGAATAATCGTCTGTATTTAACGTCCAATACATTTGATCTAATACAATGTTGTCAAAAACTTCTTTTCTTGCGGTTGTTAAATTTTTATAATTAAATGTTGCATTTTTTGATTTGCAATAAGTTTCCACAAGTTCAATTTGTTGATCAATAAATCTTTTTACTTTGTTTTGTTCAAAATTGCCATTTGGAACAACATCATTTAATTCTAATCCATATTTTTCTAAAAACTTTTTTTCAAAATTCATATTTACCTCATTAGAAAAGAGCCACTAATTGTGGCTCATTTTTTATTATTCTGTTTCAGAACTTGCTTGACTAGCACTTGGTTTATGAATATAAACTGCTTTTTCTGCTCCTGGCTCTACCCAAGCATCATGATAAATGCCTAAATCAAGTTCAGTCATTCTACTACCAAATCCTGGAATTTTGTCAAAATATTCATTATCTCGATATTTAGCAAATGCAGCAAATGCTGGTGTTGCAGTTAAAATAAAATCAATTCCCTCACCCAAAATATCATCTGGAACTTGAATTACTTTAGCTTTAGTTGTATCTCCGTACAACGTAACATTTACCGATAAATCTCCACCCCAAGAGCCAGTAGAGATAGAACCAGTTGATTTTGCTGCTTGTTTTAATAATCTAGCCTTTGAAGTTGCAATATGCAAAGTTAAATTCTCTCGAACTCCTAAATCATATAAATAATCTAAACCACTATCTATTGCAGCTTCTATCGTATCTGCTGTTAAAGCTCCTGTTGCAACTTTAGAACCAGTTGCTCCTACAAGTTGTGTAAAACGATATTTATCAACAGATGGAATTTGCACTTCGCGAATATATTTGCGACCAACTGTTGCAATTTCTAAACTTTGTGCTTCCTCTCCATCCATTTTGTCAAGTCTTAAAACGTTTCCTTTATCTTGCGTTAACGATTTTTCTACCCAACTTACATTAATGTTTGTTCTAGTATAACCAGTTTCACGATTATAATCTCCTAAAACTGTTGAACCTAAACTAACTTGTCTGTATTTAACAGTTTTAGCACCTACTGCTACATTTGGTTTGATAAAATCTGCTGTATATGAATACGCTTGATAAATTTTTTCTAATTCTGCATCATTATTAAAATAACGAACTGCAGTTGCTATTGAATTTGCCATATTTTTTTAATCTCCTTTTTTATAATTTTCTAAATTTTTCGAATTCGTCTACTCCTCCACCATCAGAACCATGATGTTCGCTTCCTGCAGATGTTGATACTTGATTAGTAAATAACCAATCATTATCCTTTTTAATTTGAGCAATTTGTTCATCTAACCCACTATATACTCCATCTTTAAAAGTACATTTTGTTAAATCTAACATTCCTTTTAAAGCGTTTTGGTTTCTAGCACCACTTTTAGCAAGTATTGATTCTAAGGTGTAGTTTTTTTGCAATTGAAGAATCTTAGCATCGTATTCTTCTTTTGCTTTTGCATTTGCCGATTGTAATTCAGTAATTTGTTTTGTAAGGTCTTCATTTCCTTTTGCAGACTTTTGAAGTTCGACAAGTTGAGAATCTCTGCTAGCAATTTGATTCTTTAACTCTTTATTTGTTTCATTAACTTCATCAAATCTCGATTTTGGTATAAAATCTTTCCCTTCCGCAAAAAAATAATCTTTCCCTTCGATTTTTGGTGCGATATATTGATTAAAAATATCCTCACCAATTAATTTTTTTAAATTTTCTAATGACATAATTTTCTCCTTTCATTTTTTTAAGTGGGATGACCACTATTAGATTTAATCATTCATTGTTTTTAACGTGTTTACTCACGATGTATAATAAAAGACCCCATTTCTGGAGTCTTGTTATTATTTAGAAGGCACAGGCAGGAGGAGTCTGCCTGAGATAGTTTTGTGACGTGTCTAGGTCAAATTTTAAAGTTTATTTTTCAAAACTAGGTATCTTGCAATTTCTCTTTTCAAATCGTTTCTACTTTCAAATTCTTTTAAAGTTGCTTGTATATTGTTTAATTCAGGAATTATTATTATTTCATTTCCTTTTTTAGATATTCTGGTTTCGTAACCTATTTTATTTTTTTCTAAGAAATTTTTAAAATCATCGCCTATCATTTCATCTAATTTTGATATATAAAAATCTGCATTTTCTCTAAATCGAACTAATTTCTTTGTTCTTTCTTCCTTAGCTATTCTTTCTTCTTCTTTTCTAAGAGCTATCTTTCGCATTTCTTCTTGATTTTCTTTTTCTCGCTCAATCGCTTTTCTTTTTAAATCGGCAATTTTTTCAGGTGATATGCTCTCTTTTTCAGGAACATAATCAAGAGTTGATTCTGTATAGCAAAAGCCATCTCTATCAACAGATACTATATAATCCCCATTTTTAACAAGTGTATCTCCTGTATCTTTATCTTTGCCAATAACATTTTCTAAAGTCATCAAAAATTCAGTTTTCTTTCCATCTTTTTCTAATTCTAATATCTGTGTTTTTTCAACAAATTCATCCCATTTGCAAAAACCATATTGTCTATTTTCACCTACTACTAATTTGCCAACATTATTGTTTAAAAACCAATCACAACTAGCTACTCCTTTACCCCAATGATCACTTCCTCTAATTACTCCCTCTTTTGTGTACCAATACATACTAGATATTTCAAAGTTTCTGTTATAACTAATATAATCTGGTTCTCTGCCTGGTTTTTCGACTTCTGCAAAATTTGCCATAGTATTTATATAAAAATTATTTTCGTTGGCTACTCCCTTTTGATACTTTGAGTAAATTTCCATTTGTTTTAACAATTCATCTTTAATAGTAAGTCGCCAACTATCTTTTTTAAACTGATTATACTCGTTTTTGAATTCTACAACTTTTTCTTTTTCGAATCCCTTTGAAATAGCATCTACTTGTTTTTGCAATACCTTTAAATTTCTTACCTCAATAATCTTTTGTCTTTCTTCTTCACTAATTTTTGTTCGCCAGCTGTAGAAAGCTCGTCCATTCTTGATTGAATATTCTTCATAATTTTTATTTAAATTTTGCCAACTTTTTCTAATTCTTGTTGCATCTTTCGCAAAACCTTGTTGCCTTAATAGAGTTTCTTCGGTTTTTAATTGCCTAATTCTATTCTCATATTGTCTTTGCCTTTGGTCAATTTTATATTCTTTTTGAATTTCTTTTGAAGTAAATTGTCTAGGAGCAGTACTACCCTTTTCATATTCAATTAAATAATGTCTACAATTATAGCCATTAATTATTGAATTACCACCATTTGCATCTAAAGCAATTTCAATTGGTTGATATCTATGACCATCAATTATGCCACTTGTTCCATCTAAACTCCACAATTTGCCTTGAAAGGGTGTACATCTTGGACTAGCGTCGGCATGCGAACTTGTCCATACTAATTTAATGCCATTTTGTTTATATTGTGCTAGATCCAATTGATTTGCTTCATATCTTACAGCCATTTCTACTTTATTTCTTAAACTAATTGCTCTTCCATCTTTTGCAACATATTTTGCAGGTTCACTTGCTAAAAGTTTAACTTGGTCTTTAACTTGCTTGTCATAATTTTTAATTAAAATAGAGCCATATTTTGTGTCAGTAATGCGATTTCTAAATTCTTCTATAGTTTTTCTTTGGTCTATCTGTTTGTTTAAATATTCCCCATAAATTGCCTTTAAATCAATAGTATAGGTTTGATTAGTTTGTGTCATTCCTGTTCCTAAATTATAATGCTTAACAACTTTTTGAATAAATGACTGATTTAAAATATTTGTATTATAATTATATTGATACATCATTTTGTTTGCGGATTGAATTAAACTTTTTTGAAAGGCTCTTTTTGTTGCAGGATCTACAAACTTATTTACATAATTATTGATGACTTGATTGATTTCTTCATTACTTGCACCTTTTAAAACAAGTTGTTTAATTTTAGTAATCGCATCTTGTAGTAATATTAAATGTTCACCAGCTACATTTTGATTGGGACTATTCAATATCTTCGCCATTTGTAAATGTATCTTCCTCTGTCAAATCCATTTGTAATAAAGTTGGATCATCAACACCGATATTATTTTCAAATTTTATCTTGGTAACTTCTTCTAAAATTTGTTCGTCTGTCCAGTCTGGATGAATTTGTCTTACACCATTTTCAATTGATGATAAACCTCCCATTTTCGCATTAGCCCATCGAGTAATTATATTGTCTTCGTTTTCAACAACATAATTTCCAAAATCAAAAGTTATATCAGCATTTTCAAACGATACTTTATCAACTTCTAATCCTTCTTGTTTTGCTCCTGCTGTCTTAACCAACCAATTGTTAAAATTTAAAAGTTGCAAAGTTACTTCTTTTAAAAAAGGTTTCCAATAATTATTAATTTTGTCACTTCTTGTTTCTAAAGTGACTCTATTTCTTTCTTTTTGACTAGTTTCACCAGCATTAATCGCTTCAAGACCTGTTATACCAAGTGCAAGTGGACTAAGTCCAGCAAGATTAATTGCGTTTGTTAAATATTTTAAATATTTTTCAGCAAGTGATGCCGTTTTATCAGGTATTTCTTGAATTTGAATCTCACTATTTGTTCCTTGGTCCTGATCTCCTGTTACTTTTTGATAATTTGTAATCCATTTTGCAAGATTTAATAATGGTACACCGCTTTCATCTTGTGGAATCATATCAGTAGGAATATATCTAATTGTTTTATTATTTCTTGTTTCCGCAACAAATTCAGAATATACCTCATCTAAGCCATCAAAAGTATCTGTTGCGCCTTGATAATCACTTGCACCATAAACACTATCTGGAAATTCATTATTTGGCAATTTATTTGGTTTATGAAAGGCTAGCATTCCTTTTAGCCCTTCAAAACGATATTCAGGCAAAATATTACTAGTTTCTGGAATAGTTGTTAATGGTACTTCATTTTCTTTGCCATCTGTTTTTAATTCATACAATTTATTGTAAATTACAGCATATCCCATATTATCAGTAGTATAAGTTTCTTCATATCGATATTTTTTCATATTATTTTTATCTTCTTTTTTGTTAAACCACGATTTAAAAATAATTGCTGTAGTAATATCTTTTTCTACTATTGCTTCTGCTTTAGTTAAATCATATGCTTTTATAATTGGAAATTGAGATAGTTTCAAGTCGTAATTAAATTTTAAAAAACTTTCACCACACCATGACTCTTTTACTGCTTGGGCATGGAATTGTTTTAATATTTTAGTTTTTTCAAACAAAGCATCTACAACTTCTTGAGCATTTTCTGTAACATTATTATCTTTTTCTTTTGTAACATTTCCACTTTCATCGGTTTTATAAACAGTTACTATTGGTTTAAAACCTCCACCAAATAAAATAGTTCCCATTTTATTTGAAATTAATTTAGGAACTCCACAATGTCGTTTAATGTAATTTGATGGGGCATTTAGCCAAAAATAGTTTAAATAATTATTGCTTCCGTTATTATTATAAAAATAATTAATTAGCACAGCATTGCCGCTATTCCAAACTTGATATTCTTGTATTCTTCTCGTAAAAGCATCCAAACCCAAAACATCACTTAAATCGATTGCTTTAGATGCATCAAAATTATATCTATCTCTTAACATTTTCAAATCCCTTTCTAATTTATCTAACCTTTTTCTAGTCATGTAATTTTTTAGCCCCATAATCTTCTCCTTTTATTTCTTGTTTAACATAAGAAAGTAATTTTTTCATATGTCTAGTCAAAGCATATTCAACCGAATCCATTATGTCATTAATAGGATCGTTATTATCTTCTCTTTCTTCATTTTCTTTACCTTCAACCCATTTTGCCATTTGATAAGCTTGATAGACTTCACGCCCTTCTTTTGTGTTATTAAATTTAATTTTTCTTAATGCTAACAAAATTATTAATAAATCGCATCTTTCCTTAATCGTTGCTTTGTATGAAGGTATGACATCAATTCCATATGGTTTAAATGCTGTTTTTAAATCATAAATAAAATTTTGTTCTGCACTATCAACTGAAACACATCTAATATTTCTTCCTTTGTCACGCCAAAAAAGAACTGTATTTATTAACAGTTCCTTTTTTTTGTCATATCCACATTGTTTAAACGAATATTTGTCAACTATTCCAACTTCTGTATAATTGTCTTTAAAACCTACTAAGCTTATTGAATTTAATGCTCTTGTGGAACCTATATCTACTCCTACTACATATTCATTGTAAATAATTTTACTCAAATCATCTATATGTTTTTCTGCTGTCATATAATCGTTAAATATTAATTTTCCTGTTGTTCCTCTTTCCCCTAAAATTTTAATTTTGTAATAATAAGAATCTTTGGGAAAAATTGATTCTGCTCTGTCGATTTTTTCTTTTGTCATTGTTGGATTATCGTACATTGTAAAATGAACATAATAGTATCCTTCAATTTTTTCTACTTGAGACATTTCAGCAATAATACTTGCTGGAGCATTACCCAATATCTTGCAATGATTAATATATTCTTGATATATCCAATGAGTAGGCGAATCACCATTTAAAGTGAACAACATTTTAGGATTATCCACATTTGTTTGTCTAGCAAAGCATTCATCCACAAATTGCTTGTTTGCATTATTGACTTCATCTAGCAAAATGACGCCAAATTCATGCCCATTAATCGTTTTCCAACGTGATTTATTACCAAAACCACACAAAAGTATTTTTTTAATTTTTGGCTTGTTTTTGACGTCACATTTGGCTAAAACATAATAGCCACCTATCTCATCTTTTTCTAAAGAATAATATTCTGGGTAAAGAGTTGTTAACCCTAACTTCGCTTGAAGGATAACGTCTTTAATTGAATTATTGTCTTGAGCTCCGATAAGATGAAATATTTCATCACTTTGTTGAACTAGAAAATGTAGCATTTGGATAACTGTCGTTGTTTTAATTGATCGAATGCTACCCTCAAACGCCATTAACCAACTTTTAGACCGCAAACCATATTCAATACAATCAAGCATTTTATCAGTTACTATTAGTGGCGTTTTCTCTTTCTTCATCAAATCCATTCTTTCGTTCCTCAAGTTTTAAAATAATTGCTTCTGTTGTTCCATTTGTATTAAATTCAACTTGGACTTTATTAGGGTTTTCTCCTAACGTATCTCTAATAAATTCTGCTGCTTTAGTATCCCCATTAATGGCTTTTAACATTTGACCTACTAATACTGCAGATTGATTATTCATATCTTTGGGCTTAACACCTCTATATGCTAATTTTTGAATTAATTCAGGATCTTTTATTTTTGCAGACATCAAAACAGTAAGCATTTCTTGCATTGTTTTTTTAGCTCTTCTAGCTTTAACACTAGCCTTTCCACCTCGGCTTGCTATTTCCTTGTGTTCTGCTTCACTTAATTTATTGAAAGGGATTAAATCTTCCCTAGCCATTATTCTATCAACTCTGCTTTCTTTCCAGTAAAACTTTCCCAACGATTTATAATAACATCACAATAATGCTCATCTAATTCCATCATATAGCATTTGCGGTTTAATTGCTCACAAGCTATAAGGGTGCTACCACTTCCACCGAAAACGTCTAATACTATTTCGCCCTCTCTACTACTTGACTTAATCGCACGGCTGCATAATGCAATAGGTTTAGGCGTTGCGTGGTTGCCCGTTAATTCTCGTTCTTGGTTGCTGGTTCTTTCAAAGTGCCATACGTTGTTTTGGTTATCGTGTGTATTGTCAAAATAAGATCGTCCAGCATAAAAGTCCTTTTTAAGAAAGTCATAGTCCTTTTTAAGAAAGTCATTATTATTTAAAACACTTTTACCGTATTTTCTTAAAGCCTCGTAATTTTCTTTAGTAGGTAATGCAAATTGTGATTTACTCCACCAGTGGTTAACTGTTCGCCCGTCTTTATACCCTAAAGCATTTGCTATTACTTTGTCGCTTTGCCCTAGTTTTTTTATTTCATTTTCTAAATAAACTCTTACCTTATCCATACTTTCACTATAGTCCTCTTGATTTACGCAAAAGCCTTGTACGCTATCACCACCAACCATTACAAATAAGCATTTTTCGTCTGCAACGGGGTACATCCTAAAATCGCTACTTAATTGCCCTTGCCCGTTGCCTTTGTCCCAAGTAATAAGGTTTCTAAATGCAATTAGTTTTTGTTTAATCATTGGCTTTAATATATGGCTGTAAATGTCCATTAAAGGCTCATCCGTTCCCCAACAATACCAACTGCCATTATCTTTTAAAGCGTCAAACGTTAACGGGATCCATTGTTTATTAAACTCTAATAAATCGTCATAATTTAAATTATCGTTTAATACTCCGTCTTTTTCTTTCTTCATACCATAAGGTGGGTCAGTAAATACTAAATCAGCCTTTTTGCCATCCATCAATTTGTCAACATCTTCTTTTTTGGTACTATCTCCACACATAAGCCTATGCACCCCTAATTGCCAAACTTGCCCTTTTTTAACAATTGGTTCTAATTGTTCTGGTTCTTCATAATTATCTTCTTCTGCAATTTGTTCTTCTTTTTGTTCCTCTTCAAAGCCAAATAATTTCATATTTAGACTTGGTAATTTAAATAATTCTTCTTTTAGCAATTCGTTATCCCATTCTGCAAATTCATTTGTTTTATTATCTACTAATCTGTAAGCATTAATTTGTTCTTCGGTTAAATCATCTGCCAAAATACAAGGCACCTCTTTTAAACCTAATTGTTTTGCAGCAAGCAATCTTGTATGTCCACAAACAATAACATTATTTTTGTCAATTACAATTGGTTGCTTAAAGCCAAATTCTTTTATACTTTCAGCTACATACTTTACTGCCTCTTTATTTTTCCTCGGATTTTTATCATATGGTTTCAAAACATCAATTTTTAAATTTATAATTTTCATAATTCCTCCTCTATGCAATAAAAAAAGCACCCATAGGATGCTTTCGACGGATTCAGTGGTCAGTATTTGACCGATACTATTATAACACACTTATATAGGACATTTCAAGGACATTTTAAAAAAATTTTAATAATTTTTCATTTTTTTTCTCAAATTTTTATGAATTCTTGTTAATTGTCTATAAGAATATCTTTCATCATTTGATTTTAACAAGATAATTTGGCTAATTGGTTTTTTGTAAATATATAATCTGTCTCTTATACACATCTCCGAGCCCACGAGACCCTAAGACA